CCAACCTGGGCACGGGGCTCAAGGAAGTTCTGTCCCTTGAGGATGTCCTCTGGGGCAAACTGACCAAAGTCCTCGGAGGAGGCGACCTCGCGGGGGAGGAGGGAGGACGCAAGTCCGGTACCCTTGTCCATACCGCAACCATTGGAGGCGGCGGCAGGAGCAGCGGCGGGGCCAGCGGCTGGGGCAGCACCGAACGCGGAGTACTCACGCTCAACAATGGCATAACCAGACTTGGAATTCATTTGGAATAGAAGAAAAATGAGGGCAGCTACGGCGAGGAGCATAACAATATTTTGGTTACGACCCTTTTTTAAACCGAACATCTTTTATATATTACTAACAATTTTTTTATTCATCCTCCTCATCGACAAATGCATATTGGTCTGGGTATACATCTAGGATGGGATCTGGGTGAACCTTGACCTGGACAACATTCCATGTGGGACCAAAAGCCTTCTTGGCAAACCAAAGTCCGGCAAATTCAAGAATGACATTACAATTCTTACCTGTCTGGAGTGAGTCAAAATCGACGAGCTCCTGCTGTGCGTTGTATACCTTGGTGACTTCAAGGCGGTCGCATGTCATCACACCATTATCGAGGTTGGAAGTGTAAGCACCCTTGATGACACTTTCTGTGAGTTTCTTACCAAACCAACTCTCACAGTTCTCAAGGGCTGCCGCAAGATTTCCTTCATCGATGTCCCCGATCTTCTTTGTATTCGCATCAGAAACGACATCAAATACGACCTCGCCTGACACGTCAGTAATTTTTACCTTGTTTAGCTGAACAAGGCATTTACGCTTCTCATCACTGAGAACCTTTACGAAATAGAGTCCATCTTCACCCTTGGCTGGGGTGTTGTAAATCATTTATGTCTATATTAGGTTTCATTTCTTTAACCCAACAAACGGGATGGCGGCGGATTTATTAAGCACATTCTTATTGACCCATGTATTTCTCCTGGGTTTGTAACCATATAAAGTATTCGAAACGTTGAAATTCTTTGGTAAATTCTTCGCATTTGTTGCCCTGAGTTTAAACTCATTCTTTACGTAAGAATTGTTCTTGACATTAGTCCATTTCAGTGTTTTCAAATTAAGTTTTTTGTTACCCGATGAATTTGTGTATCCATTAATTTTAGCATTCCCGACAACTGGTTTTAATCCTTGAACGAGTTGTTTGGATAACTTCTCCTCTGATGGTTTAGTCGTAAAGTTTTTGTATTTGTATGGATCTACACGTTTTGCTTTGTTCATAGAAACACGTCCATTCTTTTTCGTGGCTGGGGCTTTTCTAATAATCTTAGATCTTACACGCCTGAATACATCATCTATAGAATCTGAATTTTTGATTTTCTTGTCAAATAATTGACCAAGTTTTGCGAGACGTAAACGATCCTTGGCCTTCTTATCTGGACGAAGATTCAACTTACTCATCAAATAAATATCTTCAATTAGAAACTCTTTACTCGCCACGTATACTTTGTTACTTACAGTTAGTTTACCTGTATCATAGTTTCTATACGTTATACCCTTACGTCTAGATAAAACTACCTCGTACCCAAACTCCTTAGGTCGCATGAATGGGATATCGAGCATACCTCCAAGTGTAACATCTTCAATTTTACCAGTCTTTGGAGAAAAGAAGCGCAAGTTTGTATCGAGTGCAAACAGTTCTACATCGATAAATACGTCACCTTTAGTGGGTTTATTTCCCAGCCCCCCCTTTTTCTTCTTTATGAGAGTATACCGACGAGATACAACTGAACCAGAGGGTTTTAGACTTATACCCAAAAACTTAAACAGTTTGGGGTTTTTCTTTTTCATATTTACGAATCGTTTCCTCACTCTGGTATTCAAGCGTTTAGATATCTCACCCAATCTGTTCCATAATAACAACTTGGTTGCTTGAAGTTTTCCAAAGTATTTTGGATTTACAGCCATACGGGGGACAAACTTTGCATCTATATCGGGTGTGACTATTCTGTCATTGAAATCCACATATAAATTGAAAGCTTCACCTCCACTCACGATGATGTCACCCATATCCTTCATATACTCTGATATTTCACCAACAGTCTCTAGGATGATATCCCTGAGGGAGTCTGTTATGAGAAGATATATGACTCTTTCAAAATCTTTATTAGAGTGGGTACTGTGAACCCGACTCCTAAATTTACCGAGGTCCCTCTGCAAATTCCTATCATAATACTTCTTCAGTTTGGCATCCCTGAAAAGTAAATTTTCATTTAAGAATTTTTCAATGGTAGATTTCGAATAGATTTGATCGTCCATTATTATATCATGATATAATAATATGGTCTGTAGAGTGATCGACGAATGTAGGTGCTATGCATACAAAGGTGAAACCAATCAGTTCTGCGGTACCAGACGGGGACCTGATGTTGTCCACTGTCCCAAAGACTGCTGTTTTGGTGGATGCCCTGACGATGGTTCCCGTCAGCCATTCAGGTTCATAGACCGTCCAACCCAGCGCAATGTTCTTGAGAACCTTAAACCTGTTGAAGTATCAATATCAATTCTATTATGTATTGTGGTACTTATTGGTCTCTTTCATCTAGACTTAAAGATTACGTCCGTAAGAAAGATATAATGTCTCTTGAAACTATCCAGACCGAAATTGCCGCCCTCCGCAACGATGTAAAGAATCTCACTAAGCTTGTACGCAAGGTCAAGAACACTCAGGAGGATCCTGACGGTGAGAAGGCCAAGAAGCGTGCCGAGAACAACGGATTCAACCGAAAGCAGGAAATCACACCTAAGTTGCGTGAGTTTCTTGCCCTCCCCGAAGGAGATCTCATCTCCCGCTCAGAGGTTACCAAGTTTGTCAACAAGTACATCACTGAGAAGGGTCTTAAGCACCCCGAGAACGGCCGCCAGATTATTCTCGACGATAAGCTTCGGGACCTTCTTGCTCCTCCCGCCGACGTTGTTGTTACTTACCTTAACCTCCAGAAGTACCTTTCTCCTCACTACGTTAAGAAGGCTTAAAAAATAAAAACATAAACATAATAAAACATGGTTGTCTTTGTTGATAAGACGCGAATTGAAGAACTTGTTGGTACAAAGATCAAAAATCTTGATTTGTACCAAAAGGCATTTACACATAAATCTGCCATCAAAGAATATGAGCAGTTTACAGAATCTTTTGAAACACTTGAATTTATTGGTGACTCCGTATTAGGGTTTGTTATCACTAAGTTTTTATTTGATCGTTACGAAAGTCGTCAAGAAGGTTTTCTCACTAAAGCTCGTACAAAGCTGGTTCGTGGAGAAACTCTAGCTAAGATTGCTAATACACTCAATTTAAATGAACTTGTGATTATGGATGAAAAGGGTATGCGCAACCAATGGAATAACAATCCAAAAATTCTCGAGGATGTTTTTGAAGCCCTCATTGGTGCTATTTATATGGATATTGGTCTCATCCATGCTAAGGAGTTCATTCTTAGGATTTACCAGGACCCTGAGATTGTTGATATGAATTCTATCATGGTTGATGATAACTACAAGGACCATCTCATGCGTCATTGTCAGGTAAACAACTGGCCACTCCCAGAATACCGTGTATGCGCTCATCACGAAGGTTTATTCTACATTGACATCTACATCGACAATATGTTTCGTGCGAGAGGTGCTGCAAAAAGTAAAAAACAAGCTGAACAAAATGCAGCACAAATGTATTTTCAAGTCCTAGATGAGGTTAAAAAATACAATTATAATTAAGTTAACATGCACCCGAATGTTAAAGCAGCGTTAGAACGAGAATATGCAGCCCAGAAGTCGGAAGAGTGGCTTGCTCTTCGTGGCAAAATGTTAACCGCTTCAGATGCCGCTACAGCCATTGGTGTTAATAAATACGAAACACCTGAAGGACTTCTACTCAAAAAATGTGGTCTCGGTGAAAAGTTTACCGGAAATGCAGCTACACGACACGGTGAGAAGTATGAGGACGAGGCACGTATTCTATATGAAGAAAGGCATGGGGAAGTTGTCCATGAACTTGGTCTATGCCCCCACCCAGTTGAAGATTGGTTAGGTGGAAGTCCTGATGGTGTCACTGAATCTGGTAAACTCGTGGAGATTAAATGTCC